GTTTTGCTATACCAGTTAATGCATCATTAACTTCAACTTTAGTATTGTTCAATGTGGTGATTTGTTGTTCTCTAAATTCTTGTTCAATACCTTGTTTACAAGTAGGACAATCACTATTGTCGTGGTAGAATCCAACTTCTTTTTCAATCTTCTTTAAACGAGATTCTAATTTAGATTCCAATTGAACCAGTTTGCCACTCTTTTTTTGCATGGCCATTTGATCCGATATCTTACTATTCAACACATCAATGTGTTTCTGAATCAATACAATGTCTTTGTTTAACTTTTTAACCTGTTCTTCTGAATCAGTAATATCTTTTTGTTTCTTTTCAATCTCAGCATCATTATGTTTACGGTGTTCTTCAATACTTTGTTTCTGAAAGTTAATCTTTTCAGATGTTAAATCCATTTCATATTTGTTTTTGGTAGAGGTATCTTTAATGACAGCCATCTTCTCTTTGACTACACCATTCATAGATGAAAAGATTTGAATGTCTAGTAAGTCCTCAATGATTGTTCGTCTGTCTGCTGGTGATAATTGCATGAACGGAACAAACGAAGCCGAACCAAGTATCACTACTTGAGTAAATGATTTGTAATTTAATTTGAGAATGAACTTCTCTAAGTGTTCTTGATAATCTTTTGCCTTGGCGTCTTGGTCAACCAGTATGCCATTACAATACACCTCAAATGTATTTGGTTTAATACCACGAACCACCTTGTATTGTTTTTTGCCAATAGAGAATTCAATCTCAACTACACAATCGGCCTGATTGATTGAGTTTGGCAATTGTGGTTTATTGATTTTACGAAATGGTTTACCAAAGAGACCAAAACACAAGGCATCCAATATCGTAGATTTGCCTGCACCATTGTTACCAATGATAAGTGTATTTGGTGATTTGGTTAGATTGATTTCAGTAAAGTTTAATCCTGTTGAAAGAAAATTCTTCCAACGGACTTTTTCAAATTTAATCATTAAGCAGTAGGTTGTTTAACTTGTGGTTGTGCTTGTTGGAAAATATTATCAATCAGGCGTCTGCTGACTTTGTGTGGTAGTTCTTCTAAAGCGGCAAGAATTAGATTAGTTTCCGATACTTTGAAAATAAAATTTAATTCTTGTTCTGGTTCTTTTGGTGTTTCTGGTTGTAAGTTTTCTTTTTCCATTTAATACTCCTTCATATAATCATGCTTGTTCTTGGTTCAATGCCTCAACATATAATTCACGCATTACTGTTTTTAACTTTTCATTGTCAATATGTTCTTCTTGAATACCATCTACAAACTTATTAATAATTGTGATGGTATCTTCTGCTTGATTTATCATATCATCTTCTACACCTTCTGTCAAGTCTGTAAAGTCCTCGGCAATAGTAATATCGACAGGATTTACATTATACAGGTTGTTCATCATCTTGTCAAACAGATAGGGGTTTGTTTTGTTGATTACCACTACTTTAACATAGGTATTGGTATACTTGTTTAAATCTTTATTGGTAATCTCGGTGATTGATTCCACTTTATCATCATAAGTGATTTTGTGGAACATAACATTTGGATTCTTTACAAAATCAAGACTCCGATTGCTAAGGTCAAAAATATGAAAACCTCTAGTATCATTATAATCTTGCCAAGTAAGTTCATACGGGTTTCCAAGATAGTGAATACCGTCAGCTGAACTCCTATGATGATAGTGACCACTAAAAGTAAAATCAAACTTTCTGAATAACTCACGACTTAATCCTTCTTGACTTGGCATACCACGATACATGGCAAAACCGGCAATCTCAAAGTGACCCATACAAATATCAGCATTGGTGTCCGTCATAACATTAATACAATCGTTATAATTTTCAGGACAAATCCATGGAACCATACAGATATTTGTATTCTTCACAATAATAATGGTTGGTTTTGAGATTACATTAATGTTACTATACTCTTGTAATAACAAATCAACCGAATTCACATCATTGGTATTTTTAAAATAGGTATCGTGGTTACCAGCCAACATATGTACCTGAATGCCTTTTGCATACAACTTATCAAAGAACATCTCTCTTGCACGTTTAAGTGTAAAGAAATTTACATATTTTCTACGGTCAAATGTATCACCTAAAATAAGAACAGTATCAATACCATGTTCTTCAAGAGTTGGAAAGAAAGTGCCAGAATAGAATCTTTCATAATAATCTAGGAAATGTATTGAATCATTACGAGCACCAAAATGTTGGTCAGTAATGATGGCAACTTTAGTTGCGGTCTGGTTTTCTGTGTTCAATGTCGTCATAGTATTTAATTTCAATCACGGATTCATTTGGTTTATTGCCAGCAAAGAATGTGGCTTCTTGCAATGTCTTAAAGTATTTAAAGAATACAGTTGATTCAGTAGGCATTGTATAATAAGTTACTTTATACATTATATCATTCTCCTAAAAATTTTTCAAGCCCTTTTGTTTTCTTTGCCGTTGCAATGTCCTTCTTTACCTTTTTTGCATCTTCATATGTTTCAATAAATTCGGCAATATTATCATACAGTTCAAACTGTCTGGAAGTACCATCTTCAAACTCCATCAATTCAAATTCATCTAGTATACCCATTTGTTCTGTAGCCTTATACTTGACATACAGTTGTTTCTTTTCTTTGGAGATTCTCCGTAAAAAAGCAAAATAGATGATTTGAGTAAAGTAAGCAAATGGATTCTTAGACTTGGCTGGATCAAAGTTATCAAAGTATTGTAGGCAGTTCTCAATACCATCTGATATCATTTCATCACGATATGTATAGTTAATGAAGTTTGGTTTATGTGATAAACCTTCTGCTATCTTCATAAAGCATTCACCAATGTAATTTGGAATCGCTGGAGGTGGTTTCTTTTCTTTCTTTGCCAGTTTACAAGCTGTCTTGTAATCAACTAGTGCCTTGAGAAAATCTTCGTTATTAATGTAATGTTTTTGCTTAGCCATAAAATATACCATAAAAAGTTGTTGACAAAGGGCTTGACAACGTGTATAGTTCTCGGTGTTCCCCTATGAAGTTAATATTTAAATCAATGTAATGTTTGTCCATCACCATCCTCTAGTGCATCCATAATATCTTCAATTTCTTCATCTGTCATCGAATCAGCAACGTTTTTTGCTTTCAATAAATTCTTAATCTTTTCCACGGTGTTTGTATAGTATTCAGCAAACTCATCATTTGGTTCAAACATTGTAAGCACATCACGAGAATTGATTTTGATTTCATTCTTTTTAATTAGTTGAACTGGCAACCAATGTGACATGACCAATCCACTCTCATGGCCTTTTTGTACCAAAGATACCGACATAGGTTCAGAGATTTCATAATCTCCATCGATATTATCACTTAAATTACCAATAATATCTTCACCATTCTTTAAGCGAACTATTTTTATTGTATTCATTTTTTTAGTCCTATTTTATATATTTTGAATGGGAACTTCTCTTCCGTATAAATCTTAACTCGTTCAACAAAATGCTTCAATGTAAAATTCATATGTTTCTTATATCTTAAATCATCTGCAATGTCGTAGAGGATGGCTTTTTCTTTTCCTTCTGACTGCCGCAGTCCACGACCGATTGATTGTAGATTTCGCACTCTTGATTTGCTTGGACTGGCAAATATGATATTATGCAAGTTTCTAATATTGATACCAGTGCTAAAAGTACCAAAAGAAGCAACAACAATCGCATCGTTTTCAATCTCCATTATTCTTCGTATTTCTTCTCTGTCGGCTGTATCAGTACCGCCATGAACAAAGAATACTTTTCTATCACCAATATTCTTGGTTTCTCTTATCATATCATACAGGATTTGACCATGCTTGTCAACCATTTGATATAATATTAATGTATTATTACCTAAGCTAACTGCAAGATTCTTAATGAATTTATTTCGATTTTCGTTTGAAATAAGATACTGTATTTCTTCTTGGTAAGTTTTATCTTTTATTTGTAGGCAAATTTCATCATCATGTTTCAGAACTAAACATTTAATTTCAAAATCTGAAACTTGCTGTTTATCAATCAGTTCTCTTGTGGTGATTACCTTTTTGACCGAACCAAACAAACCTTCTAATACAAGTTTGTGTGTTTTGGTGCCGTCTAATGTGCCTGTAAGACCTATCCTATATTTAGCATTTACACAGGATGTAAGTATAGAAGTTAAAGACTGTGCCTTGAATAGATGTGCCTCATCACCAATGATATAATCAAATTGGTGAAAGTATTCTTTTGGAAGTTTATACAGAGATTGCCATGTAGAAATGGTGAGTGGTTTGTCGGTGTCTTTTTCTTTGCCTTGGTATATACGATGAACATTGGTCATTTCGCCATTGTTATAATCACCAAAGTCTGAATACAATTGTTCAACCAATGATGTGGTGGGAACAATGATAAGGCCTTTGAGATTTTGGTATTGATGTAACTGTCGGAAGATTAGATAGATGATAAGAGATTTACCAGATGCCGTTGGTGATACCAACAACGCTCGGCGTTTTTGCATTGCATGAATATAGGCATCTATTTGGTGTTCTCGTATTTCAATTGGTTCACCACGAGCATGAATGTTTAATGAATCAATAAATTTTTTGGCATGATATACTGAGTATTCATCTTCAATATCAGGCCTTGGATCACCATAATCAAATTGGTATTTTCTTTCTTCACAAAACGATTCAATGTATGGTAATAAACCAAGATAGATTTGATTCGTCTGTAAATTAAACATACGAATTTTTCCATCCCAAATTCTATTGCGATATGCAGGAACAAATTGGTAACCAGGAACAAAAAAAGTAAAGTATTCGGATAACTCTTTTGCGATATGTTTCTCACAAGTTATCTTGGCATATACTTCATCTTTTTTTGATATGGTTAAATCACTCATTCTTTTTCATCAAACTTATAGAACCATGAATCAGGTGTACCAACACTCCATTTAGAAATATTTTCTACTGAATAGACTTCTGTTGGTATTTTAAAATCAGGAGTTTTAACTACAGGTGGTACCAGTGATACATCATACCACAGGCAACGATTGTTTGGTTGACAGGCAAATTGGCCATTGTCTAGTTGAATAAAGTTGTATGACTTGTGTTCTTGCACACCTTCTGAAAAACTGGTGTCAATACGATTAAAATCTGGTGCCGCAAAATCAATTGTGAAAAGGTATTTGCCGAAATGAAATGCTCGGTCTTTACCAAAGTATTTTACTTTGAGTCCTCTTAGATTTGATTTCTCAATTACCGCCATATCATACGATAAACAATCCCATATTTGTAGATTATCTAACGGCAAATAATTATCTACAGGTTTCCAAACATATGCTGAGATAGGTAACTTATCAAACAATGCACCGTAATCGGTTAACATACATTCAATACGAAATGCCTGACCTTTGATGGCCTTGGCAGTAATCCATACACAAGGTTCTAATTCACCATGGTGTTTCTCGTGGTTATAAAGAAACTCTTTACGAACAAAACATTTAACGGGTGGTATGTTTGCAACAAGAAAAGACATTATTGGCCTCCTATGAATTTTTCCCAACCAATAAAATCACGCAGTTGCCATGTCCTTTGTTTCAGTTCATTCATTACCGATTCTAAGACAGACACACATTCTTCATGGTATACTTTTTTCTCTAACATCTTAATCAAATCATCATCGCCTTCTAAGTAGGCACCAATATCTGATTTCAATACAAACTGAAATGGTTGCCAACCACGAGTTTCTAATTCGTCTTGGTCTAATCTGCCATTGTAATAATCAATCTTAATTTTACGCAAACGCAGATAATCAAAGTGTGCCTTCTTGGCCGCAATCTTGTGTTTGGTTAAAATGGAGAGATACTTGTTGTGTAGAATAGGAATACGAAGCAGTTCTTTGCCAGGTTCTGTCTGGTCCATTTCTGCATCTTTTTCCCAATACTTTAATACTTGTTCTAGATTTTCCATAA